TGTCTCTGTCTGGGTGCCTCTGTTTGCAAAGAAACGAACAGGTGTTCGGGCAACCCTTTCCCATTTGAGAACCCGTCCAATTTTATCGTCTGGAAGTATTTGCCAAGTGACTGGCAGTGGTAGGTGAGGGGTCGGGTAGTGGAAGGAGCGGTAGGTGTTAGGAGAGGGGGCGTAACGGTTACCCGTTTCTCTGCCCAAAACAAGGAAGACCCCCAACCCACGGAGGCAAAATGGGAAGGGGGCAAAGGGGGTCGTATGTTACTGGTGAGGAGGTTTCGGGCATAGAAACTCCCTGTGTCAGAGGAGCGGTCAAGGCTATTGAGAGCGTTCTTGACTACAGGTACTCCGAGCATGGCGAAGGTGGTTGCGGATCGGTGATTCAGGCGATGATCTGCAATACTTCGCACTGTGTTACTTCTACTTGTGTGGACTGGCTCATCCTGCCCTTGCCATTCAAAGTAACGCTCCAGGATTTCCGAACGGAGGGGTACTCCGTCACTACCGCAGATTCATACAGAACCTGCAAGCTGCCCGCTTTTGTCTGTCGGTGCGACCTCGGACACCTGCTCGGCACAGATGCCTATGTCAACCGTTGCTTTTTATTTTGAGAACGTGTTGTAAGCACTAACCACGTTCCGTTACCAGATGCCCTTACGAGGCTGTGAGAGCCGTTTAGAGCGACTTTCACGGACATCTTGCCTGTAAGCATGAGTTACAGGGTAACGATTAAAAATCTGTTCTGTTTTCATATGGCTTCAGCCGTGTACCGACTGACCGAGATGCACCTCTGGTTAGGTGCTCTTGTCCACAACAAGTAAATACCACAGCGAAGCAAACTTGTCAATTCTTTATTTTGGCGTTTTCGGGAGAAAACAGGGGTGCGGTCAGTCAAAGCGGATGTTTTGGGCAAAAGAAAAATGCGAAAGTCTGTAAAAACCGCCGCATTTTTCAAGAGAGTATGAAGAGGAAAGGTGTTGAGGACACAGCACCTCACGGGCATTGTAGCACATTCTCTACGATATTATATGGATAAATCCTGCGAAATACGGCAAAAGTGCGAAAAAAGTCTTGACAAGGCTCTTTTTTTGTGGTAGTGGTCAAAACGAGAGGAAGCAAATTAGTAATTATGAGCAGCAAGAAAGTACCCTACAAGGCATTAAAGCCAAACTGGATAAGTGACAAAGCGTGGACGGAGATCATCATCGCTTGGGAAAACGGTCTTTCCGACAGGGAGGCATCTTTTCGTGCGTCCAGAGACGGAGACGTTTTCATTACTGAAGCGGAACTGAAAGAGATCGTAGCATCCGATTCCCGAATCGCAGACATAAGGGACTTCCTGCACACAGAAATCGTAGCACAGGCGAAACTGAACATTGCGGAATCGCTTCGTGAAGGGTCTGTGGCTACATCTAAATGGTATCTGGAGCGAAAAGCACCTGACGAATTCTCCAGTAAGGCATCGGTGGCATTTGAAGGTGCTGTTGTCGGTCTTACGATGGAAGAAAAGCAGAAGGAACTGGATCAGTTGCTTTCCGACTTCGGTGGTGTTGTAGAGGATAAGACAGAGGACAAGACAGATGGTGAAGGGTCGGTATAAAGACCTTGATGCCCTGTTTGCACAGCAAAGTTATGACTGCGAGCCGTGGATCATTGGCAAGCGACCTCGCCACTACAAGAGGCTCTCTGTAAGCGATGCAGAAGCGATGCGTCTGGCGAAGGCAGGAGCCGCCAAGATAGGAGCGGCATACGGCATCAGGCTGTTTTTCTCACAGGCTGTGATGGCAGGAGCCATATTAAGCGATGACTATGACGAGATAATCATCGCCACCCCAAGTCAGTACGGCAAGAGTTTTTTGCTTGGGCATATCGGACTCCTTGCGGCATATAGCGGTGAGAAGTGGTACATAGCGGCATCCTCTGCTGATAAGACGCAGATCATCATGTCCTATACCACGGCATCCACGCAGGAGGCTTCGCCGGAGATCAAGAAGTCTCTGCTGATGAAGCCTACGGAACTGGAAAGGCTGACCACATCGGTGTCGAAGCAGAAACTGGCTTTTGCAAATGGCGGTTTCATCGAGCCGATAACACTGGCTGATGCATACAACGATAATGTAGCGCAGAACAAGGCTGTCGGACGAGGTGGCAACTTCATGGTAGACGAAGCGGCTCTCGTCTCGGATGACACCTTTGCGGAGATGGGCAGAAGGGAATTTGCCCGAATCGATGGCAAGAAGTACAAATCGGTACTGATTTCCAATCCGCACAGACCTGGTGTTTTCTATGACAAACTGACGCAGGAGAATCCTTCAGAGCGAACACTCATCGTGTGGATGGACGCATTGACTGCGGTAGAAGAAGAACGCTTCTCGAAGGAAATCGTCTACGAAAGTGACTTTGCAAGGAATCGTTCCACCAGAAGGAGATACCTTCTCTGCGTATTAGACGTAGACGGCGGTGGAATGTTCGGCACACCGACAACGGTGAAGGGAAGCCTCGATGCTCCCTACACGCAGAGATTCATCGGTGTGGATGCGGCATACAAAGGTAAAGACAAGATAGAGGTAGCCGTTACCGCAGTAGGCGGTGGGCATATCAGAACCGAAGAACTGATAGAGATAAAGAAGCCGAAGTGGATTGACGGTGTTACCTCGAAGGATATTATCCGAACGATTGCTCGGATCGCATTCGACAGGGACGCATCAATGGTCTGCGTTGACGTTGGATGGGGTGTATGGCTCGTTGAAGGTCTTGCACAGATGGGACTTAACGTCCGTGGTGTGAACTTCTCCGAGACACCAACCAAAGAACGGCAGAGGGCAAAGCATTATGCAGCTGTCGAAGCCACAAATAAACGTGCGGAAATGCACCTTGACTTCCAGAACCTCATAGACGAGCAGGTCTTGGAAGTGGAAGAAGACGTATATGCCGAGATCAAAGACGCACTCCCTCACATCACATCAGAACGTAAGGCGAGTGGAAAGATACAGATTTGTCCGAAGGAGCAGGTAAAGGCTATCATCGGGCATTCGCCGGACGGACTGGATGCGGTTCTGTTATCCATCCATGCATCCATCCTGTTTCTGGGCGATACGGCTTACGCAATACCATAGGAAGAGATATGGCAGAAGTATATGACGAACTGACAACAGAACAGCAGAAGATGTTCGAAGATATGCTCCGCAACTGGGCAGAATGCAACACTGTCTGCGACATCAAGACTCCGAAGAAGAAACGCAAAGAGGGTCTTGAGAAGGCTGACAGGTACATGGAGATCCTGCCGGGTGCGGAATACGTCCTCACACAGACGCTGAACTACATCTTCAGTAACGGTCTGACTACAGGCTCCATCAACGAAGACCAGATACTGGATGCCTTCTTATACAGACGCAATGACCGTGGCAACACGAATCTGGCAGAGATAAGAAGCACAGTAGGCATGGCTATCACGCATGGCGGTGCAGGACTTCGGTGGATAGACGGAAACGTATATCAGTACAAATGGGGAACATTCCGTGTGCTGACGTATACGGACAACGGTCTGGAACGGCTTCTCGGCTACGTCATTGCAGAAGATGGCGGCAGAGTGCCGTATATCGAATTCCGAAACGAAGACCTTGTGGAATATGAGGACTTCATCAGACGCATCAGAGAGCAGAAACTGCTTCTGCTGACGGACGAGGAATTCATCGTGGTAAGAAATGATACCGCCAAATGGTATGGTTCTTCACCGCTTCTGGCAGACCAAGAGAGACTCGACCTCATTGTAGCGGTATATGAACGGCTGAATTATGACATCACCTATGACGGACCTGGTCGAATCATCATCCGACCGAAAGACGGATACGTTGCAGGAGAAAATAACGAGGTGTCTTCCACCACCGTCATGGCAGGAGCACTGGAAGGCAATGACAAGCGCATTGAGAATCTGAAGAAGGAAGTCACTCGAATCGCATCCGAGATCAAAGGCTCTTCTTCCGATTCGGTCATCGTCCTGTCGAATGCCTTTGATGAGAACATAGAACATCTTGAGCGAGTGACGAAGGCTACGGAGTTCCTTGAATGGCTGAAGAATGACACCATGATTCTTGCACAGGACTTCGGTATGTCACCGTCTCTGCTTGAGTTGGGCGGTGTCAGCGGTAACGTCTCCATGACATCCATCATCAATACTGCGATGAATAACTCCATCGTGCCGCAGAGAGAGAAATACGCTACACAGTTAAGCGGATTTCTGGCGAATCTGCTTAAAGTCGGCAAGGTATTCTTCAACAAGTATGAGATGGAGCAGAGGGAAGATGAGAACACCATGCGGACGAAGATCGTTAACATCATGTCTCTGCTGAATGCAATGCATGACGAGAACGACAGGATTAGACCTGATGCACTCTCACTGTTCGAGGACTTTGCAGATATGCTCAATGCAAATCTGCATAACGAGAACGGCGATTTAGAGGAACTGAAGGTCGGCATCCAGAACTGATAAGTTAGAGGAACTTTTTATACAGAGAGGAAGAGGTGCTAAACATGGCAACAAAATCGGAAATGCTTCAGATGCTCGAACAGGAGCAGGAGATTCGTGAGAATCGGATCATCGCAGAAAAAGAAGGTGCTGTCTATGTAAGTTTCCCAGACGCAGCTGTCTTGAACAGTGCGGAATCCTATGAGCCGAGCGGAACAGGACTTCAGTCCAGAAACCCCGATGGCTCACTGGCATCAACAGGCAAAAGAATCCATGCGGTAAATCCCGACTACTTCTTCAAGAACCGCTACAAGGTGAAGACCTTCGGCAAGGTGAAGAAGATGTATATCGTATCGGGACACACACCAGACGGATACCGTTGCATCAAGGAACAGCCGACAGGAAGATGTTACATCAAGACCATTCCCTGTGCAATCGTTGTGAGAGATGCCGAGACGAAGGAACTGTACTTTGAGAAGATGACCACTATCACAGAGCAGGAGTTCATCTCCGATTTCACGAACACCTTGAGCAATAAAGCAATGGCAGAGATTCTGCCGCTTATCGTTGAGCATGGTGCAGAGACAACGGCAACAGAGATGCCGATCTAACCACGTTACTCTTAACATTTCATATAAGAAAGGAAGATTCAAATGGCAACATACAAGAAGACACTGAAGACACTGACCATTAAGACGGTTGGCGGTGCTACCATCACAGTCGCTGATACTGCGGACAAGAATGCGGCATCCAATGCTCTGGCGGCTTTCGATGATTACAAGACAATGTACATCGAGACAAAGGACGGGGTGACACTTGTTCCGTTCCACGCAGTAGACAATATCGTTGTTACCACAGCCCAGAGCGGTGACATCCAGAAGGCTGACCCCTACGGTTGTGACTAATAGCCATCGCAAAGGCATAGAAGAGTAGCATTTCAGCCTCGGCAGACCAGACGATTTCTTTTCCTCTGGTTTGCCGGGGAATTATAGGTGACAGATATGAAGGAAGTAATCCATTTCAATACACAGCAGGAAAGACTCGACTATCTGAAGCATGGATTCGATGAAATCGTCCCGAAAAAGGTAGAAGAGGAGAAAAAGGTCGAAAAATCGGCTAAAAAGACCGAAAAATCGACCAAAACCAAGAAATCTGCCAAAAAGGGGGCGAAAAAGGATGAAGTACAGGCTGAATAAAGCCGAAAAAGTCCCTGTTACCCTCTATAACGTGGCTAAAACAAGGGAATACAACGGCAAACCCATCGTCACATACCGAAATCAGCACAGATTCGTGCCTGGTGAGGTCTATGAGACTGATGACGAAGCCATGCTTGAGTGGTTCAGAACCTACAAGCGCAAGGTGAGATACAATTCCGACCTCGCCAAGACGCTGACAGAAGCAGGAGTGCCGTTTGAACTGGAAATGTGCCGTTCATGCGGTGGAAAAGTCAAGAAGATATCATACCAGATCATAGAGGTGTACGATGAGTAATCTTATCGAAGAGCGTGATGAGCGCACCAGAAAAAGAAAGAAGTTCAAGAGACGGATGGATGCCATCATCGGTCTTTCCTTCCATGATGAAGAGAAGAAATGCATGGAACTGTCAGTCAATACTATGAATTTGTCTGACAGGAAGATTCGTCTGCTTGATGAAGGATACATTGACAACGGATTTGTCATCAAGAAGGGAACGATCGAGAAGTTCCTGAACGGTCAGAACACACAGGTCAGAGGATACCGCCGTAACGATGACGGCGAGTGGGAGCAGACCGAAGTGCTGAATCTGACAGATGACTTTGTTGGCACAGTCAATCTCGGACATATGGATTTTGCTACCTTCCCGTTCATCATCGGTGAGTGGAGAAAGCAAGACCTGTCCGTTGTAGATATTGAAAATGACAGGAAGGCTCTTGACGTTAAGTTGCATCTCGACAGAGAAAGCACCTTCGTCAAGGAACTGAAGAGACAACCGTATGACATCGGTGTTTCCGCTGAATTCTTCTATCACATGAACGAGGAAGATACGCAGAATCTGTCAGAGATGCTTGGCTACTGGATGCCAGTCATCGATGAGATTTTCATCAATGCCTATGCCCTTGTCGGTGAATGCGGAAACGTCAATTCGAGCGGTCTTGAACTTAAAGGAGACATGGATATGCCGAAGGACATCGAAAACAACGTCATGGAAGTCGAAAATGACGCAATTGAAACTGAAAATGACGTAATTGAAGAGGCGGTAAGAAGAGCAGTAAGTGAAAGGGTAAGTGAAACGGTAACTGAAGTAACTGAAGTAACTGAAGTAACTGAAGCAGAAACTGAAAATCTGTCCGCTGAAGAAACAGTTATTGATGAAGAGACTGCGGAAATCATCGAGGAATCTGCTGACGAGGAAGTCACGGAGGAAACCGAGGAACTGTCTGCAGAAGAAGAAACAGTCCAAGAACCGTCTGAAGCTGCACAGGACGAAGAGACTGGTGAAGAAGTCGAAGCCGAAGAAACTGAACTGGCAGTCAGTGAAGAAGGCGAAGACGAAGAAGCCGACCTCGAAGAGATTCTGTCTGTAGTGAATGACCTTAAAGATACTGTGGCTAAACTTACAGCCAAAGTCGGTGAGCAGGAGGACATCATCTGCGAACTGAAGAAAACCAACAAGCGTCTTTCCAACAAACTGAAGGACGAAAAGAAGAAGAAACAGGCATTCATTGAGAGTGCCAAGAACATCTCGGTGAAACTCGGTGTGAACGAGGAAAAGCCGAAGAAGGAAAGTGTTGCCGATACGAGTTTCGCATTCGGTGACGGAATAGGAGACTAAACAATGCCGATTAGCAATGACAGATTACAGATGCTCGAAGCAAGAGCGGTAAGCCCTGATGAACTGATGAAACTGTCTACGAATTTCATCGAGATCATCAGCGATTGTGAAGGTATCGAAGACTTCACAGTAAGAAATGCACTGGAGACATATTATCCTCTGGTGAACTGGCTTCTGAACACTCCGTTCGCAAGAACAATGAGAGCAAGAAGCACTGACCCCCAGAAGTTCCACCAGTCCGCTACCGAAGGTGTGGAGTGGGAGATGGACATTCCTGGTACGGTCTACACACTTGAGCCGACCAATAACTCTGCTGACTGTTGTTGGACGATGCCGGACTTCGCCAAGTGTGCAGGACAGGTTCCCCTGTTCATGCTGTGTCTGAAGGACTGCGACAAGATCTTCGACCAGATGATTATGGAAAGACTGCGCATCAACGAGAGAACCGACCTTGCAGGTATCGCCAGAACTGGTGAGAGCGTAGATGCAGTTAATGAGAGAATCAGAAAACTGTGGTTCGCATTCTATCTGGCTCACACTGCGATTCTTGGTACATCCAAAACATCCGACAACATCACAAAGCCGTTCCACGGTCTTCTGGAAGTCCTTCAGAACACTGCGGTCATCTCCATTTCTGGAACGAACCCTCTGGCGGCATTCGATTCCATCGGTTGCAGACTGGACGTTCTGGGCATTGAGAGCGGTGTGTTCGCACTGAATCCGCTGATTTACGGAACACTCAAGCGTCTGGTAGTGCCGAACGAGAACGGTCAGTATCCGGCTGACTGGAGAAGAGACGGCGATAACCTGTACTTCAAGGGATTCGGATTCCTGGAGGACAAACTGGTTCCTGTTGACATGACGAATGCTACTGGTGACATCTGGTTCATCGATGGCGGTTCTACTGGTCTGTTCTTCGGATACAACCTGAATGACCCGTATGAAATCAGAAATGACTTCACCGAGCAGACTCTGGAGAACGGCTGTGGACAGGTTTGCACATATCTGTATAACTTCGGTACTGTTGCGAACAACAACGCTAACAGACTGATGGTTATCTCTGATGTGCCTGTATCCAGTGCTTGCACTGATATCGCAGACCTTGCGGCTCTGATCAACCCGACTACACTGATTCCTGCGGTTTAAGGAGAATAAAAGATGGCGGTAGAGATAAAAACAGTCCTCGACCAATTAACTGAATACTGTGATTGTCTCGATGTGAGGGAGAACGATGTCAACGAACTGATAAACCTTATCAGTGTGCAGACCTGTTGGTCTACGAAGGAAGGTGGCATCTGCAGCACATTCCTACAGGAAGAACGGCGAGAGGTCATCGACCTGCCTGACTGCGTCTGCGATTGTGACGTATTCACATTTGAACCACGTTACTTTCCGTTTGACCCCGACTCCTTCACATTCACCGTGATCGAACAGGAAGGAATCACAGAAACAGCAACAGAAATCACGGACTATGTGTATTCCGCAGTAGACGAGGTGTTCCGCATGGAACTTCCTCTGCCGAAATGCGGATGCAAACCGAACTGTGGCTGTGACACGAACTATAAGCTGCTTGTTACCTATGTTGCAGGATACGAACTCATTCCAGACTGTCTGCTCCCGATCTTCTGCGAAGCATTGCAGTGGATTAAGGAGAAGAACACCTGCGACTGTGAGGAATGCCAACCGTGCAATGAGCCGGACGAGGTGGGTGAAATCGATTACACCACACTGACTGGCAGATTGCAGGACTACTTCCTTACCACGCTGACAGAACAGTATATTCGGCATCTTTCGATGATATCTCTTTGCGAGATGAGACATGACTTATGGGCGGTGGTTGTATGAAGGTAGTATTTAACGGCATTCTTGAGAGAAGTTCTGGCGGTTGTGTACCGTGTGGCAGAAAGCGCACCTCGGAACTGTCCATGAAATCACAGAAACTCTACATTCTTCCTTCTGGGAAGACACAGAGATTCCGTGTGGGCATTCCAGTAGAGGTGACAGACGAAGATGGAGCATTCCTGATGTCATATATGTACACAGACCAGAACGGAGAAAAACAGACGGTCTTCACAGAGGTGAAATGATATGGGCATTTGCACTGACACCCTACAAACAGCATGTGAGAACAAGGTGACCGAGTTATCCAACACCATCAATGGTGAACTGAAAGCCATTGTAAGCGGTCATTCCCGTTCTGGTAAGGCTCTCGGTGCGATTCACATAGAAGGCGGTGGCTTGAGTGCCTTTGTTGGCGGTACTGGCGGTGAAGGCACTCTTCACCTGTTCTTTTTAGACGAAGGCAACGGCGGTAAGATTATTCGCCCGAAGCGCAGAGTATCACCGAGAAATCCGAATCATGCGGCGATGTTGCAATTCACCGATGGTTCATTTCACGCACAGGCAAGACCATACGCAGGGATTCACTTCGTAGCAGAGGTGGCAAACAGGCATCGGTAAAGGAGAAACACTATGGCTGAAAAGAAAAAGGCTGAAGCGGTAGAAGCAAAAGCCGTTGAGAAGAAAGCGGAAGATACCGCAAAGCAGGAAATGGATGCCTGGATCGCCAGAAAGATGAAGGCTATTAACGAGATGTCCTCTCCTGCAAAGGCAAGACAGGCGGCACTGCGTGTCTTGGAGAACAAAAGAAAGGTTGGTAAGTAACTATGACGAGATGCAAGAATGACACTCTGATTTCAAAAATCGGTGTCGAAAAATTGCAGAAGACCACAGAGGTTGACTTCTCTGTAAGCAATTATCTGCCTGATTGCAAGAAGATCATGGCGAATAAATACGTCAGCGGTAACGGTACATTCAACCGCTATGCGATTCCTGTGAACCAGTTTGAGTGCGTCCGTGACGGTTGCGTCAATTCTGGTACGCTGATGAACGAGGGAGCGGCTACCGTATACAAGGCGAGATGGGATGCTGTTGAATTCTCTGACGGTGTTATCACACTGTACACGAAGGGTTCTGAAGGCACTCTGACTGTCAAGGTATCCGACACCTCTCTGATGACGAACGCTGATACCTACACCGTAGACCTGTCCAAACTGGAGACTGGCTCTGACGGTTATAAGGCTGTTGTCATCGACCTGTCGCAGGCTCCGTCTGCCACGGAAGGCAACGGATGGACACCGAACCATGTGGCGGCATTCATCTCCGTTGCTATTGCACCTGCACAGGGCGATACGGCATCCGAAATCGGAATCTCTTCCATCGCTATCTACGATACACTGGAAGACTTTGAGTCCACCGCAGCTGTCAGACTGGCTTGCCTGTCTACTGTTGGCGGTGCATGGGAGTTTGAGGCTGTCGAGAGCACCTGCTTCGGTAACGGCGGCATCGATGATGAAGCCATCGACACCTTTGAACTGACAATCACTGGTAAGGCTCTGACTCCGAACTACATGAAACTGCATCCGCTTCTGGGCAAGGGTACTGCAACCACAGGTTGGGATACCGAGACTGTCGAGAAGGTCGTTGAAGCAGGTACGGGTGACAACGCTGACTACGGTGTTGTTGTCCTGCCGGACAAGGCTTCTGACGAGTGCGGATTCGTATCTGTAGCGAGAGCAGATAACTGTAACGTCACAGACGCTCACCTCATCGAACTGATTGTTCCGAACAGGGTAGTCATCGATGAGAAGCACTTCTTCGTTATCGACAACGAGGATGGTTCTGCGACAGTATACGTCAACAAGGCTCTGGTTGGTCAGACTCTGGTTATTGCTTATCCGCAGGAAGTCGAAATCGAAGAGTACATCTACGATGTAGACAACGTGAGATATAAGCACACCAGAATGTCCTACACCAGAACATGGACAGACGGAGTGAAGTACAGATTCGTCTTCGACAACGTCATCATCACATCCTTCCCGGATGAGATCACTGACGAGGAATCCGAGTTTGAATTCACAGTTACTATCCAGAAGGATGCTACTGGCAAGTTCGGCAGAGCATACCGTATTCTCGGTTAGTAACGAGCCACAATATGCTGAAGGGGAGTGCGGTCATCCACGCTCCCCTTGTAATTAAATGGAGAGGAATATGGACACGAAAGACATCAAAAATATGACGGTAGAGCAATTCATCGAGATGAAGAAGGCTATGGACGAAGCGGAGAATGACACCACACCGTATGCCATCTCTGATGAGACGGAAGGTCTGCAAATCGTAGGTGACCCGAACAAAACGGAATTGGTCAAGTATCAGTATTCCTTCTACTTCTGGTATCCACCGAAGGCTACATGGAAGTCGAGACTGGAGAAGATGCCCGATGTGGAAATCGTGGAAGAGACACCGAACTACATCAAGTGCAAGCGGACATTCAAGGACGTATGGATTCCACCGAGAATCTACACATCTGTCCAGACTGCATTTGCGGAAATCTACCAGTTCTTCAATGTCATTACAGAAGACGGTTCTCTCCGGGATCTGACAGACGATGAGATGGTAATGGCACTGCGGATGCTCTCGCAGGAAATGATTGAAGCAATGTGTCATGCTGTAGCGACCATCCTGCGGATTCCAGAGAACGAGGAACAGTACATGGTATCCATTACTGTCATTCCTGTAGTCATGGAAATGATTCGTGACTTCCCCGAAGTCATCAACGGCATGGATTTTTTTACCGAAAAATCGTCCGAGACAGATTCGATGGGACAGTAAAGAAATCGAAGAAGAAAAAGGACGATGAAGAAGACTATGATGCCGAACTGGATTTGTATTCACACATGGCACACTATCTCGCCAAACTGTTGCATCTCCGTCCGGCAGAGATTCTGGACACATGGTCTACACCAGAACTTGTTGTCACCTATGGCGAGTATGCGAACGAGCAATCACAGCGCAACCTTGAAGAATGGAAGTCTTTGGACAATAAGGAAAGGATGAAGCATCCCCGTCCAGAACAATACGCAGTAAAGTTCCGAGGAACATTAGAGGATATATAAATGGCGGTTGAACGAGTCGGAATTGAAATAGAAATCATGGGCTACCAAGAAGCCATGAATCAGCTGCGAGCACTCGACAAAATCATCAGCAGACTCAAGAACAAGCGGATTGAGATTGGTGGTCTGAACAGATTCATGGACAGACTTTCCAGATCCAGTGCCGAGATGGAGCGGATGCGGAAAGCGATGAGTGAACTCGGAGCACAGATGGGCAACATGGGTAAAGCCGCTTCTGGTATGAGCAAGGTTGCCCAAGAAACCGCAAAAGCAAACGCCCAAGCAAAACAATTAAAGAAGAATCTGACGATAGGGGAGATGTTCAAGCAGAACACTTCCCGTGTTGCGCATCTCGGCTCTGCCATGCAGTCAGCAGGTAATGCCATACAGAGATTCCTCGCACCGTGGAGACTTCTGGTAGGCGGTGCGGCACTCGGTGCAGGATTCGGTGCTATCAACAAGGTGTCTGAAGGACTGACATCGGGATTTGCTCGTTATGACATTATGAACAAATACCCGAAGATGATGAAGCAGTTTGAGACTGCGAACTTCACCGCACAGGACAGCATTAACAAACTCGACCAGTCAGTAAGAGGTCTACCCACAGGTCTGGATGAAATGGTTCAGATGGCACAATCGTTCACCATGACGATGGGCGATATGCAGAAGGGTACTGACCTTGCTATTGCTACTAACAATGCATTCCTCGCTTCTATGGCAAATGACACCCAGAGATATCAAGGCATGATGCAGTTAAGGGATCTCATTGGCGGCAAAGACATGAACGCCAGAGAGTGGCAAGCACTTGCCAATTCCATGATGCCTGCGATTCGTATGATGGGCGAAGAGATGGGCAAAAGCGGCGAGGAACTGAACGAATGGGTTGCGGCTGTTCAGCAAGGAAAGGTATCAAACGAGGAATTCCTTGATGCCTTATTAAAGGCAGGAACTGGTGCAGGAAAAGCCGCTAAAATGGCTGAACTGTCGAAGGACACTTGGGAAGCACTGTCTGCGAATATCACCAATGCGTTTTCCAGAATGGGTGCAGGAATCATCACTGCGATGGATGAAGTCACCAAGATTGCAACGGGTGGCGAGTATGAAAAACTCAACCGTTTTCTTGCGGATAAACTCGGTCCTGGAATCGACAAGGCGGCAAAAGCCGTGCAGAACTGGATCAAAGCAAACCCAGACAAAATCATGGACTTCTTCAATGCCATGAAAGGCATCGATTGGAAGGGTCTTGGTAAGGGGTTCGTAGAAGGCCTTGGTCAGATTGCAAACTTCATGCAGAAAGTGGGAAACAAACTTGATGGCAAAAGCCTTGAGAAGTTTGGCAAGGCATTTTCGCATCTGCTGTGGCTTGCTCCCGGACTGACTATCGGCGGCGGTCTGCTGAAGGGTGGAAGACACATCTTTGGTGGATTCCTAACAGGCTTGCAGGTTCTGGCGAATGGTCTGGGTGCTATCAAACTGACTGGAGCATCGAAGAAACTGTCATCCTTTGTCGGCTTCTTCAAGAATCTCGGCAAGGTGAGCAAGGCGGCTGAAGCCGCAGGAGCGGCAGGAACGGCGGCAGGAGCGGCAGGAGGTGCAGCCGCAGCAGGCGGCATCTTTAAGGCTTTCCTTCCTGCGATTGAAGTCATTGGTGGCATCGGTGCTATCACTACAGAGATTACAGGTATCGCCGCTATCGACACTGGTCTTATCTCTCTTGCAACAAGCAACATCGAGAAGATTACTGGCACGATGCAGAAGGTCTTTGACAACGTCAAGGGTCTGAAGTCTACAGGCTTCAATAAGGAAAACCTCCGCACAGCCGTAAACGATATGTTCAGCATCTATGACATCATCTACGGCGAGAAGACTGGTCAGACTGGAGCAAGAGGTCTGACAAAGGGAGCGGCGGCAACACAGAGGAAAGACGGACTCGGAAGTATGAACAAGGGTGCGCTTTCCAAGATTGCGACGAGCATGAAGTCGATGTCATCCATCTTCGGCTCGATGCAGAAGATTGCCGCAGGAGCGAAGAAGTTCTCTGGCTTCAAGGGATTCGATGAAAGCACGATGCAGGGCATCAAGGACTTCGTCAGTGGTATCGGTGACATCTACACCGACCTGAACACCAGTTTTGAAGAGAGCGGAATGGATGCTGACAAGGCAACAGGATTCGCTGATGTCATTGCCAAGACCACAGGTATGTTCAATAACATCGCATCCGTGGCGAAACTGATTCCCACACTTCAGAAGCAATTAGCACCGCTGATGCAGAGAGGTGTCGGAACTGGTGGCATGGGATACAACGCTATCGAAACCATCAGAAACACTCTGGCAGGAGAAGGCGGTCTGTTCGCTACCATCGGGGACATCATGAATGCCGTTTACACCGATATGTTAGGCAACAACGGTGAAGGTGTCGGCATGAACATCGGACAGGTCGGGGCGATTTCCACTGCGATGGATGGTGTCAAGTCGATGTTCACAAGCATCAGTGAAATCGTGACACTCTTACCGCAGATACAGGAACAGTTAGCACCGCTGACGCAGTTTGGCGGTGGTGGCAGAGGAAATGCTTCTGCACTGACTGCGCTGAAGGATAACCTTGTCGGTCTGTTCCAGAGAATCGGAGAAGTATACACCGCATTCGACACATACATCGGTGAGGGCGGTGCGGATATGTCCGAGAAGTTCTCTGGTGTGGTCGATGCGGTAACGCAGATTCAGTCGGTTGTAACGAAACTGAATTCGCTTGGCGAAGGAAGCCTGGCATCCACAGACGGAGCGGCATTCACTGCGATTCAGAACATAAAGACGATGATCGCACAGTTAGGTCAGGCACTTCAGACGGATACCATTGCACAGTTACAGGCACAGGTCGATGCATTCAAGACTGCGGTACAGGGCATCTTCGATGCGTTGAACGGCGATTTGGCAAACGTGGAAGTCACTGTAACAATCAACGGTCATGTAGAAGGTCATGACGCACTTATCGCTGATATTCATGCGGCTAACAGTGCTATCAGAAGCGCAGTGCAGAGCATCACAAACAGTTACACCAGACACGTTTACGTCCACATTCAGAGACACGTTAGCGTAACTGGCGATAATCCTGCATCTGCAAATGTTTTTTCGCACACTGGCGGTCAGATTGGCAGAGGTGGAAGACTTCTGTATCGTTCCAGAGGTGGTGGCACTATCTTCAGACCGAGAGGAACAGACACCGTACCTGCGATGCTGACTCCGGGAGAATACGTCCATCGCAAAGCAGCTGTCGATTTCTTCGGTGTGAGATTCATGCAGAAGATAAACAACCTCGACATTGCAGGAGCGATGAGAGAACTGTCTGCGAAGGCAGGAAGACGTTCTTCGGCGGCAAGCGGTACAACCATATACAACAATATCACGCACAACAACAGTCCTACTATCAATCAGAACATCAGCACAAGCAACCGCAACTTTGCGTATAAGAGAGCAGGACGCTTCGTAGGAGCATTACAGTGATATACGAAAGACGATACATACAATTCAATGACTTGGTCTTTGACGGATTCGACATGATCTCCGATTATGACGGGGAGGTGTCCTACAAAGGCTCGTCCATTGAGCGGACGTTCGGTCATGGTTCATACCGCCCGATGAAGCGGAACTACCTCTTCATTGCAGAACGAAATGTGTCCATGACCATAACGCTCCACATGAGAAAACTCCCTTGCGAATACCGTGAATTCTACGTCCAGTTCGTAAAGGAGGAACTTGGAAAGCCGGGCAAGTTATGGGCAATCGACAACGGTGAACTGATATGGGCATATGCCGTTGTGGAGAGCATCTCGCCTAACTTCAGCGGTAGGGATGATACTCTGGTGTATAACATCAACTTCATCATACCGGGTGGAATCTTCTACAAGGCTGACAAAGAGAAGACATTCCTTGTGCCGTGGGACATCTGCTCCATGATGGACTGCAAAGGCTACCGAAAAATCAATCCTTGCAGTGAAGGGTGTTGTGACTCATGCACAGATACCGTTCCAGAAGACTGTTCCTGCTGTTGCGAGGATACAC